AGCACCGATGATGCTGTTCTGGGTGTGGTATCCGACCGCTACCGCATTGTGCAGAACGAAGAAGCATTTCAGTTCACCGATGACCTGCTGGGTGAGGGCGTTACTTACGAAACTGCCGGTTCTTTGCAGGGCGGCAGAAAGGTCTGGATGTTGGCAAGGCTTCCGAGGAAATATCTTATTGCTGGAGATCAAGTAGTACCATATCTTGTGATCTTCAACAGTCATGACGGCAGTTCTGGTGTGAAAGTGGCCATGACTCCAATCCGTGTGGTCTGCCAGAATACTCTGAACCTTGCGCTGAATACAGCAAAGCGCAGCTGGACTGCACGCCACACCGAAAATGTTCTGCTCCGCGTGCAGGATGCCCGTGAGACCCTGCAGCTGGCCAGCAACTATATGGTTGAACTCGGCAACCGTGGCGAAGAGCTGGCTCGCATCGATTTATCCGATCACAAGGTGCAGGAGTTCATCAATGAGTTTTTCCCGATTTCTGAGGACCTGTCCGATTGCCAGCGGAAGAATAATCTGCGCCTGCAGGAAGAACTGAAGGCTCGCTACTACAACGCACCGGATCTGGAATGGGTCGGCAAGAACGGTTGGCGCTTTATCAACGCAGTCTCTGATTTTGCCACCCACGCAGACCCTCTCCGCAAGACCAAAAACTATAACGAGAACCTGTTCCTGCGCACCGCAGAGGGCAACCCGATGATCGACAAGGCTTACAAGATGGTGCTGGCCGCAGCATAAAGGAGCAAGCCATGAATGATGTAAATAACCGCATTTTCAGGGAATTCACGGAATTTTTTGACAACGTTGAGAAGAGTGCTTCTGAAATCAGCGTTACCACGGCTTATGAGATCACGATGAAAAGTACCATCAGCACCGCCATTATTGTTTTGGAATCCGAGGGCAGACTGGAGGAGCGCTACTGGAACCATCTCAGGGTGCAAAATAATATTCTGGATTTTCTTTATGACCTGTGGGTTGGCTCTTGCCATTCATTGGCCAGTGACTTTTCCACGATTATGAAAGACTTGGTGGAATACGACTTCATCATTACCGAATCAATTATGAGAGAAAGGATGCAAAGTGCATGAAAAGATTGATTTCAACTTTGAACCTATCCAAAGAAGATTGGCTCCGTTACCGTAAGTGCGGCATTACCGGCACGGATGCCGGGGCTATCCTTGGCCTGAATCCCTACCGCTCGGCATTTCAGGTATACCACGATAAAATCAGCGACACCATTGAAAATATCGATAACGAGGCCATGCGGCAGGGCCGTGACTTGGAGGATTATGTGGCGCAGCGGTTCTCCGAAGAAACGGGTTTTAAGGTGCGCCGTGCAAACGCTATCTACCAGAGCGAGGAACATCCGCTGCTTCTGGCAGACTTTGACCGCCTGATCGTTGGACAGAAGGCCGGGCTGGAGTGCAAGACAGTCTCGCCGTTTTCTGCGGACAAATGGGCAGATGGCAAAATCCCGGCTCACTATCTGGCGCAGGTTGACCACTACTTAGCCGTCAGCGGTTTCGACTGCTGGTATGTGGCGGCTCTGATTTTCGGCAGAGAGCTGGTGATCCACAAAATCGTGACGGATAAGCAAGTGCTTTCTGATCTCATTGATGAGGAAGAACGTTTCTGGACGAACCATGTTGTGCCCCAGATTCCCCCTGCACCTAACGGTTGCGAGTGTGACACCCAGCAGATCAACCAGATGTATGAGGTGGATAACCGGGATAAGACCGCTGACCTGAGTGCTCTGCATGGACTTCTGGATAAGCGGCAGGAGCTTTCCGACCAAATCGAGCAGATGGAACAGGAGAAAACGGCCATCGAGCAGCAGGTCAAGCTGCAAATGCAGGATGCTGCCTATGGCACAGCACCGGGCTATAAGGTATCGTGGGTATCTTCCGAAAGCAAGCGTGTGGATTCCCAACGCCTGCGGAAAGAGCAGCCGGATATTTTCAACCAGTACAGCAAAAATGTAAGCAGTCGCAGGTTCACCATCATTCATGCGGCATAATTGTATGGCGGCAGGGAGCAACTTCTCTGCCACCTTTTTTCTTGGAGGTTTATTATGGCTACGGAAAATTCATTCGTAAAATTATTTGCTATCGACTTCAAAGATCATCTGGAAGTCAAAAAGTCCGGCAACACGGAACTGAAATATGTAAGCTGGGCGTATGCTTGGGCAGAGGTGAAGAAGTTGTATCCTGCTGCCAGCTATGAGGTCAAGAAATTCAACGGCCTGCCCTATGTTTATGACCCCATAACCGGCTTCATGGTGTACACCACTGTCGCGATTGAGGGCGTTTCGCACGAAATGTGGCTGCCTGTACTGGATGGCGCAAACAAAGCCATGAAAGCTGTGCCTTATACCTATACCACTCCGAAATGGGACTACAATCCTCAGACCCGCCGCCGTGAAAAGATCGGCATGGAAGAACGCACCGTAGAAGCAGCCTCCATGTTCGATGTGAATAAAGCCATCATGCGGTGCTTGGTGAAGAACCTCGCTATGTTTGGCCTTGGCCTCTATGTCTATGCCGGAGAGGATTTACCGGAAGATGCTGCACCGCAGCCGGATGCAGAACCGCAAAAGCAGCCGAAACCGAGATCCGCTACCCCGAAGCAGGAACAGCCGCCGATGCCCTGCATCTGCGCTCGCTGCAATCAGCCTATTAAGAGGGTTAAGCTGAAGGATGGTTCCATCATGCAGGCGGCAGAGTTTGCAGCCACCCATGATGGAATGTGCGCTGACTGCTATAAGGCTACCCGACTTAATGTGGCATAAAGGAGAAATTTATATGTCTTGCAATGCGATGACCGAACACTATGAAGAAATCACTGTCTGCGGAAAGCCTGCATTATTCACTAACTTCCGCATAAAAAGAGATACCGTCCCGGATGGTCTATATGCCTACGATGTGCGGCATGATGATGACTGCCGGGGGATTCCCTGTGAGATTGCACCATTTATCATGGTCAATCACTGGGGAACGATTATTCTTGCAGAGCCGTTGGAGCTGCCCAATGACGGACGGCGGTACATTGATGAAGAGACGGACTGGAACTATGATCCGTTTGGAGGAGCAGAGAAAAATCAAAAGCCCTGCGTGACGGTGGAAGAGTTTATGAATCAGTATCTGAACCGTTGATAAGAGCGAGCCGTGTCGTTCCTTATAAAGTTCAAAAGTCATCGCAGGGGACGGACGGTGCGAACCGTTCGTCAACGGAGATAATCTTTTGAAGTTTATGAGGGATGACTAAGGCTCGCAGGAAAAAGTATTAAAATTGCCGTGGGTACAGAAAAGTATCAATCATAGTGTGATGAAGCCGATTTGTCTTAGCAAATCGGTGACGCTAAAATGACGTTCGGCATTTTTGATACGGAAAGAAGAGGCTATGAGCATTTATGGTTATTGCAGAATTTCCACTGCAAAGCAGATCATTGACCGTCAGGTTCGCAATATCAGGGCTGAGTACCCGACTGCTCACATTGTGCAGGAAGCCTATACGGGAACTTCCATCCTCCGACCAGAATGGAGCAAGTTGTACCGGGTTCTAAAAGATGGTGATACTGTGGTGTTCGATTCTGTCTCCCGAATGTCCAGAAACGCAGAAGAGGGATTTTCATTGTATGAGGATCTCTACCATAAGGGCATCCGGCTGATATTTCTGAAAGAGCATCACATTGATACTGAAACTTACAAAAAAGCCCTGTCCGGCAGCATTGCCATGACAGGGACGAATGTGGACTTCATCTTGAAGGGCATCAACGAGTATCTGATGGTCTTGGCTAAGGAGCAGATCAAGCTGGCCTTTGAGCAGTCCGAAAAAGAAGTTGCCAATCTGCACCAGCGTACCCGTGAGGGCCTTGTAACAGCAAAGCTGAATGGAAAACAGGTTGGACGTAAAAAAGGCACTGGATTTGAAACCAAGAAGTCTAAAGCGGCCAAAGAGAAAATCCGCATCCATTGTAAGGCTTTTGGTGGTACATTGGACGATGTGGAGTGCATGAAGCTGACAGGGCTTGCCCGGAATACCTATTATAAGTATAAGCGGCAGATTCGGGCTGGATTGGCTGACGAGGGAAAAACTTAAGAAGGAAAAGTTGTTATGAAGAACGAAAAATGTGTAAAAGATGAATCCCATAGCGAATTTACAAAAGAGGAACAAGAGGAATTTTTGAATTTG